AACGTGCTCCATCACGTGCTTCTGTAAAGACATAGCCACTGGTGGCAATGAAGCAACCATTGGGCTCGTACCAAATACCAAGTGCGCCATAATATGCGCTTGATGGTTCTGACCCTCAAAAGCTCTGAGCGGCAACATATCCAAAGCATTAATGTTTTCTTGTGCCGGATCGATAGGCATCGGATCCTCAGAAGGAACGTTCTTCATGATCCGGTCTACGTCGGTCACGCCTAACGCCTCATACATGTCACGATACACTTCGTGCATGTTGTGTAATTCCGGTGCGGCCCCAGCTAGTTGCAATTTAGTTTGCGCGAGCATTATGCGCTGCGCTTGACTGAAAACATTCGGGTTGCTCACCGGAATCACGTCAACTCTATCATCAAAGTCTTCGCGCATAACAGTTGCATCACCGCCCGCAACAGAGTATGGATATTCCTGAGGTAAGCTCTCGCTCATCACGCGAGACAGAATCTTAAACTCCTGACGCATAGCGTAATGCAATCTCTTATGCACTGCGCTCATCACCCGCGAGCCTTGCTCAATCATTGCAATCGTCGTTCCGACAGCCGCCTGATCATTGCCGTCCCCAACCTTTAGATCGGTAATCGTGGCAAAGCGCTGTCCCGCCTGCACGACAAAACCTAGCAAATTAAATAGCGTCTGGTCGGGCCCCTTGAAAGGAAGAGGCATGAGGGAGTCACGGATGGCTCCGCCAGGAGCATCCACGTCGCGGAATTCGCCTGGTTGGAGTGGATTATCATCGTCCCTGATACGGAGTCCTCTGGCCTTAAAGCCAGCGGGGAGGTTGGACAAGGTACCAGCATCAATGAGTTGCCTTAGTGCAGCGGTAGCCGTCCGTGACAAACCGCCAATAGTGTGAATCAACCCTAAACCGTAAAACCCAAATCCAGGCAAGAACTTAAAGTGCGTGAAGTATTGAATCTTCTTACGCCTCTCGTCATCCTCCCGATAATTCCTTCTAATAGATAGAACCTGCCCATTGTCCTGAGAGATCGTAACAACATACGGAATCCTAATTCCAGTAGGCTCCCCTTCGTCATCCACGTCCTCATAACCCTTGAGGTCCAAATCCACATGACATTCAAGTAAGGTGCAGTCGTAATCAATCTGTGATTGCTCCACCCCTTCAATCTTATCAATCTCTTCTCTAACTCCCGTCTGCTCAACCTGCGACGGAATCACATCAATATCGCGGTAAAAACCAGCAATCTGTTTCTTACGCAAATCATTCAAGCTCATCCTGAAAACTTGCGTGATGTTCGGACAGCTATCCAGATCCGCTGTCTCGTAAGGAACAATTAAGTTTTCTGCGGGAACAAATTTAGATACCGCACGTCCTAACTGCTCATCGTAATACGTTTTCTTAAACGTAGAACCAGCAAGCGGTAAATAAAACAGCATCTGGTCCATGTCCGGCGTGTAATCTTCCATCACATTCGTGATGTAGTAATTCATAAATTGTTTCACGCGATGCGCTTGCTCGACCTTGGCCCGCGTCTCTTTGCCCATCACAACAGTACGAACGGGCCCCGAAGGTGGTAACAATTCATTAAATGCTTGCGCTTGGAACTGCGTTGCGGCTTCGGCTAACAGAGGGTGAGTCACGCCTGACGAACCACGAAAAGGTTGTGTGCGCTCTTCGTAAGTAAATCCAAGAAGCTCTAAACCATTAGCATACGTCTCTTCCCATTCCTGACGGCTCGCCTTGTTTGCTTCATATTCCCCAAGCAATTCACTTCCAATAACTTGAAGCTCTCTGGTGTCCATGTACTCGGCCAAGTTGTCATAAAACTCGCCTTCTTCGCCACCTTCCATCGGCTCAAAGTCGATAGTCACACCACCGTCTTCGTCCTCTTCAACTTCAATCTCGCCTACATTTTCTGCCTCGATCATAGCCTGGACCGTGTTCCGTGAGCCGGGAATCTCTAGCTCTAGCTCGGCATCCAAGTCCTCCATATCAAGCTGCGATGGAACTGAGTTCTCTACAAAGCTCCCATATCCTTTTTTTTCTTCCGCCATTTAATAATCCTTATACCGTGGATCACGACGTATTATTTTATCGAGACCAATTTTTTCTGCGATACCTAAGTTTTTCCACCACTTATTGTTTATTTTACCTTCTTCAGTTCTAGGAAAATAAACGTCTGGTCCATCTTTTGGAGATACTTTTTTTCTTTCTTCTGGTTTTCTTCCCATAATTCTATCTAGTTGAGAAAAAATTTGTTGCTCTGCCATACGATTCAATTGAGCTTTATTAACATCCCCAAACATACTGGCTTCTTCAAACAACCGTAAGCCCAACTCATTGTTACGTGTATCCATAGCAACATCTCCCGAAGAAGCTCCGTGCCTAACTCTATCTACATATTCTTTCAACTCTAAACCACTCTTTATTGCTTTAGGATCATAGCCATCAACAGCAAGGAATGAACCACCTAACAAGTGCGCTCTAGCGTCTATTAACTCATCGATGGTTGGTAAATCTTGACGTCCCTCGGGCCGCGCATCATAGGTCGATTTTGTGTCGTAACCATATTTATTTTGTAATTGCTCTATAAAGGTGGGACCTTCTCCATATAACTCAGAAACCAAAGGAGTAGGTTGTTCTCTAAAAGCAGAATAACGAATATCAACCGCACCGGGGAATCCTCCACCAGTAACGTAATCATAAAATAGGCTTCCTATACCCTTACTGTCAGAAGCTTCAGCCATGTATTCGTCCTTTAGACGTTTCTTACCGCTCGTGTTTTGCCTTTAATAACGCAACCGTCAATACCATTACGTGCCGATTTGCGTGAGCCACGGACCTCGCCTCCGTACTGCATCTTTTTTACTTCACCGCCATATTTCATTTTTTTAGATCTGCCCGTACAATTAGACATAAGTGACCTCGTCTGATCAGAAATTAAATAGTATTAGCGCAATTATAATAGGCTAATAATATACACGAACTCTACCAGATGTCTCGTCATTTTCCCAATCATCTGTAGGTAATTGCACAAAGTTTCCTTGACGATATCGCATTAAAGCCTGCGTCATACTATCAACCAAGTCGTCGTATTCGCCATTAGGAAACGCCGCTACCTCCTCGATCAACTCGTCAGCGAATACCTCGTCGGGGGCCCAAACCATTCCAGCTTCAAATAACGGCGAAACGCTATGTACCCGCGACACTTTATCGTTACCTTTACTCGGTGTGAAGTTCACAACCGGTATACCCATGTTCCGTAGTTCGTGAGTCAAGGGCAAACCACTCGCCTTCGCCTCGACGATGACTGTGTCGGGGTCCCAGAACTTATAATTCTCCAGCGCAATCTGCTTTAATTCAGGAAAATCCCATCTGCCTTTCTTACTGTCCAACAAAATAAGGTTAGGCTGCCCCGATTCCATCGGATAAAACACGCCCCACGTCGTTATCGCAGAATAATCCGACGTCTCGCGCTTCGTAAACGCCGTATCGTAGCTCTGAATCACGTAACTCAGGTTCGGAACCTTGGGTTTATCCCATTTATTCCACCACTCGCGCCGAATAATCGCATTTTCTTCGCCCGTCGGGTTCTGCTGGTACTGCGCGTTCCACTTACTAGGCGGAATTGACGCTTTTACCGCCGTTAAATCCTCCAAACTCCAATATTCAGGCCAGCACGGACTGCCATCATCAAATATTGCAGGCAATTCCACCACTTCCCACTGGTCCGCCAACGGATCTTTAGCCATTGCACGTAAAAGTTGCCCCGTCATATCCTTCTCTGACCACCGCGTCTGTACCAAAACGATACTTCCACCCGGCTGGAGACGCTGTCGGGGGCCCCCAGTGTACCAATCCCACGCATCGTCAAACCCACTAGCACTCATCGCCGTCTGCTCCGAGTGCGGATCGTCGATAATCACCAAATCTCCACCGCGACCAGCGAGGTTCGAACCCACACCCACCGCGTAGTACATCCCACCACGGCTCGTGTCCCACCGACCAGAAGCCTTGCTGTCCGCCGCAAGCCTCACGTCCGGGAAAATCTCCTTATACTCATCGCTATCTATCAAATTCTTCGTCTTCCGACCGAAGTTCACCGCCAACTCCGTCGTGTGTGTCGCCTGAATGATCTTCATCTTCGGGTTCTTACCCATCATCCACGCCGGAAACAAGTACGACGCAAACTCAGACTTCGTGTGCCGCGGCGCCATATTGATAATCAAGCGCTTTAACTCTCCACTCGCAACCCGCTCCAGCTTATCCGAGATAATCTTATGGTGCCGCCCAGCAATAAAGTCAGGCCATACCGTTTTTACAAATTGTAAAAAATTTTTTTGACACCCCTCGTTCTGCTCAAGTTGCGCTAACCTTAACCGAAGCTTTAACTCCCGCTCCTCATTACCCGTCATCGGATTCATCGGGGGACCCTAAGATGTTTCACGTGAAACATTCGGACAAATAACCTCAAACATCGCATCCCAATCCATCACCTTTTCGTAAAACAACACCGGCTCCTTCTCTAACCCCTCAAACTTCACATCCATCGCATCCTCACCACGGTACAAATAATACTCATCTTCACGTTGGACCTTGGTCCGTGGATCACGGGTCGCGGACCGCCGAACAAATATCCAGGTACTAGCATGGGCATGACGGCTCAACCACGATACTTGATGTGGCCGTAACTCTACAGCATTGCCACCCGTAGCCTTTAACTCAATAAAATGAAAACGGCCCGTCTCGTCACAGATCAGAATATCTGGGACTCCAGGCATGGCCCACGATTCAAGCCTCGTGTACTGAATCTTCCTCGGACTCTTGTCGATCGCGTTCTTCAACACTCGCCACAGGCCGCTTTCTCGACTGGCCGCGGTCCGCGGTATCTGGTTGTCTTTCGGGAGTAATGTCGATGGTAAACGGGACATGGTTCTGTTTTATCTCCTCTAAGGCTTTCAAAACATCTTCCTTGGACATCGAATCAATAGATCCGTGTCGTATTTCAGATTTATTAATATATATATCCCCCTGCGCTTGGCCGCGTCGATACTCGGCTTGCACGGCCGCAGAATATGCTCCGTTCTCAAGGGCCAAATCCCGAATCAGTTGGAGGTCCCTAACGTGGCGTTTGTACGACACACCGTACTTCTCGTCGAGTTCATCACGATAAGCCTTCACGGCCCGCACGACGTGGGGACAAATATTAGGATTCATTAATTCATAAGCACGAGTATGTGCCGAGGACGCAGGATATCCAGCATTGATTGCCGCCTCACGGTACGTGATCTGACCATCTTTAGACACAATTTCTTTTACGAATAATTCCTGACGGCGCGTGAGCGGGCGTTCCGCTACACGGACATTGCGGGGAAGAGATTTATCCCTTGCTTTAGGATTCATCTTCCCAAGGCCCTTTGGACGTTTACTTGGCATACGGCTCCTCTATAAGAAAATATGCGATTTTACCCATAAATTGGCAATAGTTAACCACCGTACGAAATTTTATGCAAATGTTTGTGAAAAACATGGCCCTTGCCCTCGTCCCAGCAAACCCCGTGCCACGTTCCTGCTGCATCGCACCATAAATCCCGAGCTTCGGCACTTGCCCCGATATCAAGGGGCCCCCAAGCCTTTAACCATAAGGCGCGGCCCTCGGCCCCTGGGCATTGTGCGGTGCACCACGCCTCCTGGGCGCATGGTGCGGCGCGGTGTTTGTGAAATTACATACAAACAAGCGCAATCCGGTTACAAACAATACAAACAAAAGCGCACGGATCGGGGCGCACGGCGCACGGATCGGGGCGGATCGAATCCCGCCAGCTGGCCCTAACGTTCGGAGGATCGAACACGCACCACGGCGCACGGATCAGGGGGCGGGGTAGTGTACCCACGGCCCGCGATAGTCGCACCACGGGCCGCAAATCGCGGCGCACGGTACGTTTAG